CTGATGAAAAGAGGGTATAGTCTTGACATGGTTTATCTCCTGATGCTTATTGATGAAGGAGCTGACCTGTCAGGGTTATATCAGGAAAGCGAGAGAGCAGCCAACATACGCAGTGCTATGTTGAGAAAAGCTCTTATTACAGAGAATGACAAGATTACTCTGCTTGGAAAAGACCTTCTTGCTTTCATGTCCTCCACGAAAAGAGGGAGGCTTGAGAAAAAGAAGGTTCTTTCCACGGAGTTTGATGAATGGTGGAAAATGTTTCCAGGGACTGATACCTTTGAATATAAAGGCAAGAAGTTCATTGGTTCAAGGGCATTGAGGCAGAACAAAGATGCATGCAGAGTGAAGTTTGAGAAGATAATCATAAAGGGAGATTATACGGCAGAAGAGCTGATAGAGGCCCTCAAATATGATGTGGTGCAGAAGAAAGAGGCTTCTTTCAAGACTGGAAATAACAAGCTTTCTTACATGCAAAACAGCCTCACCTATCTTTACCAAAGAAGTTTTGAGCCATTTATCGAATTGATTAAAAAAGGTATCAGAGATGATGCAATTGATGATGAACCTATAAGAAGCGTAGAAATATGAGTTTTGATACAATCAGAGAAGAAGTAGAAAAGGGTTTGTTAGGTTTGAATGAAGGCATCCCTATGGGTTTCTATAGGGTGAACAAGTATATAGGCATAAGAAAGAGGATAATGACCCTCATCTTTGGTGCAACTGGATGTTTGTCAGGTGATACCGTGATAAATATATTACATGGAACAAACAGACATTGTAGTAGAAAGTATTCACTAGAAGAATTATATTATAAGTTCAACTGCCTTGGTGTTCCGGAGAGTATAAAGAAGCAAAAGAAGAAAACTGGTAGGAGGTGGAGTGGTAAACATTCGACTAAAGCTATCTGCTATCAGCATGATCGTGATATTTTAACATTTAACAATGTAATGAATGTAGTTCAGTCTGGAATAAAAGAGACTTTTGTACTGAAAACTGCTAAAGGTAAAGAAATAAGAGCAACCAAAGATCATAAGTTTCTTGTATCTCTTCCTTCAGTTTATAAAAGTCTGTCAGATCTTTCAGTTGGAGATACTGTGTATGTACGATGTAATAAATCTTCAAAAGGCAGAAAATCAAGACCTTATAGATATAATATTATTACAGCAATGCCTTATTATCCTTCTGCTACAAGTAAAAAAACAGTAACAAAAGGAGTTGAATATAATTATCAGAGAATAAGTAGAACTAGGGCTGTTTATGATGCGTGGCTAAATAGAGTATCTCTAGATTATTTTATAGAACAAGTGAAGACAAATCCTAATCACGGATTTATATTTTCAGATACCAAGATGGATATTCATCATATAGACGGTGTATATTATAATGATGTTCCTGATAATTTGTTATTGATAACTAAAGAAGAACATAGTAGATTACACGGAAAAGACGGTCATTCTGCTCATTTTGGAGATAGGTCAATTGAAAAAGATGAAATAGTATTAATAGAAAAATGGGGGGAGGAAATGACATATGATATAGAAATGAGTAGTCCGTACAATAATTTTGAAGCAAATGGAATAATAGTTCATAACAGTGGAAAGTCAGCCTTCATGCATTCTGCCTATATCCTCCATCCATACGATTATCTGTTGGAGCACAAGAGCGGCATTAAGTTCAAGGTGATACTCTTCTCCATGGAGAGAAGCAAGGTGTATATACTTGCCAAATGGGTAAGCAGGAGGATATTCCTTACACAGGGAGTGTTGATTCCCATTCCCAAGCTATTGGGATGGTGGTCTGATGATAAGCTTACTCATGATGAACATGACCTATTCATGCAATGCAAGGACTATATAGATGGTCTTCTTGATGTGGTGGACATAGTGGAAGGTCCGCAGAACCCTACCGGTATATACAAGTATGTGAAGGAGTATGCTACAGCTAACGGTAGGTTTGAAGAGGTGGACGAGTATACCAAGATCTATGTACCCAATCATCCCAACGAGATAGTGATAGTAGCTGAGGATCATCTTGGCCTTACTAAGTCTGAGAAGGGGATGACAACAAAGAAGGAGGCCATTGATAAGCTCAGTGAGTATAATCAGTGGTTCAGGGATGCTCTTGGATATACTCCTGTTCTTGTGAGTCAGCTTAACAGAAGCTTGAATAATCCCGCTTTCATGAAGAGGGAGGCATTTGAGCCGACTATTGACGATATAAAGGAGAGTGGTAATCCCGGTGAGGCTTCCGATGTAGTGATATCATTGTTCGATCCTATAAGATATAGGACTCAGGATGATTCATACAAAGTCGGTAATTTTGTGGACCCGTCGACTGGAGGAAACTATTTCAGAAGCGTGAAGATACTCAAGAATTCCTATGGAGAGGATTCAGTGAAGATAGGGATGGCATTTCATGGTGCCACCGGCATTTTCAAGGAGCTTCCTAAGAGTAAGTATATGGATGGCTTTGACTATAATTCGTTATTTACAGGAGAATATTTTTTGTTATGAGTAGAAAGAAGAAGAAACCAAAGGAAGAAGAAAAGGTACAAATGTTCAGAGATGGATATTTCAGACTGGATTTACCTGATTCATTCAATGTGGCACTAGGTTATGCAAATCCTGGAAAAGGGTTAGCTACTCCTTCATATGTTGAAACCTATTCAATATCCAGATTATGAATATAAGAGATGTTAGACAGGATCAGTTTGCTGATACCTGGATAGAAAGTTACACCAAGATTTGGAAATAATGTACATATTATTTACATTTACATCATAAATGTAGATAATATGTATAATTTCCATAAGAATGGTAGAGACTATTCTATAGTAAGAAAAGAATCAGTGGACCTTTTCTACAAAGGGTTGAGTTGTAAAGATATATCTAAAAAATTAGTAGTAGATAGACATGCTGTAGGTAGATGGTTAAGAGAAGCTGGATGTATTTATTCTAAAGTAAATAAAACGGACATAAACTCCAGTGTATTTGATAGTATATCTACAGAAGAGCAAGCATATTGGTTAGGTTTTTTATTTGCTGATGGCTACGTTTCTAAATCTACAGCATTTGAATTATCCTTATCGCTGAAAGATATATATCATCTGAAAAAATTTAAAAAATTCTTAGATTATAAAGGAAAGATACATATAGATAATAAAATAGGAAGATGTAGAATCATGTTTAATGATTCTCAAATTGTAAATAGTTTAAAGGAATTAGGATGTATTAATAGAAAATCTTTAGTATTGACTTTTCCAGAGAAATTAGCTACTAGTTTGTATTCTCATTTTATTAGAGGATATTTTGATGGAGATGGTTATATAAACGGTACAAGTAAGCCAATATTAGTATCCTTAATAGGTACTTACTCTTTTCTAGAAGCAATACATAATATATTGAATATACCAACACATAGTATTAAACACAGAAATTCAAAACATTCAGAGTTGGTATTTACTAATAATTTATGTGGAGAAACTGCTAGAAATTTTTGTAACTATATTTATAACAACGCTACTATATTTCTTGAAAGAAAATATAATAGATTCATTGAACACGTTGAAAAATATAATAAAAGAAAGGATTTACATAATGTAGTAATATTTGATATTATTAACAATAAAATTTACAATTTCAATAATTATAAGTCTGCGTGTATTTATATAAATTGTACATTTTCTACATTAAAGCGTTGTTATGAACATGATACACTAATAAAAAAACAGTACAAAGTATTAAAATATGGAGAACATAAGAGAAAAACGACAGAGAGAACTTGCACAGTCATGGATTAGTAATAATATGTATGGTATAATAAATGCATGTCCAAGATTTGGAAAAATTTTTATGTCAATTATTATAATGAGACAAGTAAATCCAAACTCAATTTTGATAGCATATCCAGATAATAAAATTAAAAAATCTTGGGAAGATGATTTTGAGAAATTTAGTTATCATCCTTCTAACATCATGTTCACTACATATCTCTCGTTGCATAAACACGTGGAGGAAAAGTATGATCTTGTTATCCTTGATGAAATTCATCTGATGTCGGAAGCACAAATAGAAAGCTGTAAGACGCTGTTAGAAGCCAATAGACGTATTCTGGGGCTCACTGGCACGTTGTCCTCTTGGACAGCTAAAGTACTCAAGGATGAGCTTTCATTGCCTGTAGTGGCACGATACTCAATTGAGATGGCAATCAAGGAAGGAATTCTTCCCGATTATGAAATCAATGTTATAACAACTCCTCTTGATGACAAGATTCTTGTTAATTATGGAGGAAAGAGAAAGACAGAGAAGACAAGGTTTGCTAATTATAAGTGGGTTGTTGATAAGCTGGAAAAAGAAGAGAAAAATTCGTTTCATATGAAATTGAAGATAATATCAATTCTTCAAACCTCTTCATCAAGAATGAAGGCAACAATTGATCTTATAGAGAAATTCAAGGAGGAAAGGCTGCTCGTGTTTTGTGGAAGGACAGAAGTGGCGGATAATCTCGGCATTCCTTCTTTTCATAGCAAATCAAGTGAGAAGCAGGTATGGGAAGATTTTGTAGAAGGAAGAATTAAACATCTTGCCGTTGTGAAGATTGGAAACTCAGGAGTCACTTATACGCCTTTAAGCAAAGTGATAATTAACTATTTTGATAGCAATCCTGAAACAATGACACAGCGTATAAACAGGTGCATGAATATGGAGTATGACAATCCTGAAAAGAAGGCTGTCATATATGTCATCTCCTCTACAGAGCCTGTTGAATTGGAATGGCTGAAGAAGAGCCTTGCTATGTTTGACAAGAATAAAATTAAATATTTATGAAACTAGAATTGATTAAGAAAACAGAAAAGAACGGTAATGTATTTTACCAAGTATTTAAAGATGATGAATATGTAACAGACACTACAGTATATGCAGGGGACGTTTTTAAAGGAGAAGATAATTTAGCATATTATAGGGCTGTAGAGATTTATAATAGGGTAAAAGACATGATGAACGCAAAAATTCCTGATTCAGAAGTTATGAAATCTGAAGAAATTTAATTATCTTTATTAGAAATAACCAAGAATAATCTTAAAAATTAAGTATGTCAAAATTAATTGCATTAGTCGGGGATACTGGGTGTGGTAAGTCACATAGTATCCAATTTCTCGATCCAAAAGAGACTTACATAATCAGTGTCGCTGATAAGGAGTTGCCCTTTAAAGGCAGTACGAAGCTTTACAACAGAGACAGCAAGAATTATAAGCATGTCAAGGATGCCGCTGAGGTATTAAGACTGCTTAACACTCTCTCTAACGACGCTCCTCAAATCAAAACTGTTATCATTGAGGACGGTAATTATATCATGGGTTTCAATCTGGTAGACAAAGCTACCGAAGGTGGGTATACGAAGTTCTCTGTAATGGCTCAGCAGATGGTATCATTGATACAGGGAGCCAAGAAGCTCAGAGATGATATGATTGTGGTGTATATTTCACATCAGGAGGAACTTGAAGACAATGGTGAGATTGTATCATACAAGATGAAAACCGCAGGTAAGATGATTGACAATCAAATCAAGCTGGAAGGCTTGTTCACTGTTGTCATATATGCGATTACTGAAACGAAAGGAGATAAGACAGACTATTTATTCATTACGAATAAATATAAGAAGTATCCAGCTAAGTCTCCGGCAGGCATGTTCAGTGAGCTTAAAATGCCGAACAACTTAAAAACAGTAGTAGATAACATTAATGATTATTATAACTAAAAACATTAAGAATCATGGCAATTGGTGGAAAACAACGAGAAGAAAGAAACTTTGAACAGCCCAAGTATGTTGGCTTAGTAGAGGTGAGAGTAATTGGTATTAATCCTACGGCGGAAGAATTCGAGGCCTTGTTAGGCTGGGCTCCCAAAGAGGACAGTAAGCAATTGGAATATCTTGGCGAGAGCAAGGATGGAAACACCTATCTCCGCGTTGATGTTTGGATGGAGGAAGTCAAGAAAAGGAAGCGTGATGATGAAACTGAAGTGAATGAAAAGTTCAAGGTGAG